GTAACGAACTACATTAGCAGGAACTACTAGTTCACCTTCAGATATCATAGCAGGTATATCATCAGCTACTTCACTTTCTGTAGCACCTGGTGTATCATCAGCATTATCTGCTAGGCCACCTTCCATAAATTTTTGTATATCTATAGAACCGCCTTTAGCCATAGTAGTTAATTCTTTTTCATATAAACCTAATTGCTGTCTTTCTTCTTCAGTAAAAAATCTATTGTATACTTTACTACCTTTTTCACCTGAGTATCTATCTAATGTTCCTAAATACTTTCTATATTCCTCTGCATCAAAATCATTCATGACTTCTAATGTTTTTTCTCCTAATAAACCATCTACTTCAATTTTTTTATTTTTAGATACTAAATATTTTTGTAAGTCTTTAATAGCTCCTGCATTTTGTCCTGTGTATCCTGCATCCATAAATAATAATTTAGCAGCTTCAGGACTTACAGTTTCTAATTGGCTTAAATTTCTAAATTTACTAGGCTTATCATCTGAAACATTTTGACCTGTATATTGTCTATACATAATTTCTGCTACTTGTTCGTCTGTTAATGTGCCTTGTTTTATTTCTTCAGCAAACTCTGGATAAGAATCTATATGTATTCCTTTAAATGCTTGATTAGTTTCTTGGCCATCTTTATCACCTGTGCTACCTTCAGCAAATAACCATTGCCCCATCATTTCAGTTTTAAAGTAATCACTAGGTGTAAATTCTTCTTCAGTTACAGGTATTGCACCTTCGTTAGCCATAATAGGTTTTTCATATTTTTTTAATAGTTTTTCAGGCTCTAGTAACATAGCTGTTTGAATGTTAGTATTACTTGACTGTGGTTTTTTTGCAACACCACTAACTTTTTTCTTAATATCTTTATCTTTAGCTTTTTCTTTAGATGTTTTTGGATCTAATATAGACGGATCTTTTAAACCGTCACCCTCTCCTTTACCTACTATTGTGCCCCCTGTTGCTAATCCCATAACTGTTCCTCCTTTTGCTAAATTAGGTACTCCTAACGATCTTAATTTTTCTATAACTCCTGCTGTTTCTTTTCTAGTTAAATCTCCTTGATTTAATATAGATGTTAAAGAATTTATACGTGCTTCTTTAGTTGGATCTATTTCAGGCAAACCTTCAGTGTTAATATCTAACTTTTTATATGTAGTGTTGTCACCACCAAATTCATCATCATAACGAGTAAACTTAGGTCTTTTAGACTGCATAGCTTGGTCTAATGGTGCCATTCTTTCTGCTTGTATTAACTTAGACTCATGTCCCATATGTGTACCTACATTTACAGCAACATTAGAATTATCAGCCACACCTTCAATTTTTATATCTTTTTTAGGGTTAAGCATTATTAAATGATTGCCACTGCCACTTGTAACTGCTTGATAACCACCTTTTCTTAAAATACTTGTCATATCTTCAGGAGGTAATCCATATTTTAAACGACCTGTTTTTTTAAAATCCTCTAGCATATCAGGAATCATATTACTAGATCCTCTATAATAGGATATTAAACTTTTTTCGTATTCTTTAAGCATAGATGGAGTTACATTAGTATCAATTTTTCCTATCTCAATAGGCTTATAAAGCATATCTTCATCACCTCTAGGATTAGTTCTAACCCTCTTATTTTTTTTTGCATTTTCTCCGCCCCATACTTTTAAATCTTTTTTTACTCTTACTGTGTACAAATAAGGACCATAAGTAGATGCATCATAAATATCTGGAGTTAAATATGTACCAAAAGCAGTTCCCTGCTCTGGATCATATCTCATGTCAGGTTTACTTTGAAGAGATTTTAAATTACCCTGTCCTGTTCCATGATACCATAAAGGTTCTGTCCATTTATTAGATTTTAAATTTTTACCTTTATTAAATTCTTTTATTTGATTAGTAATAACATCATCTTTGACTTTAACACTAGCTGTTAATTCTGCCATTTGATCTACTGTTGTCATAGGTGCAGTTTTAAGTATATCCGTATTATTTATGTTTTTTCCTACTTTATTAACTGCCTTAGCTCCTGCTTTAGCAACACCAACACCTAAAGAAGCACCACCTGTAATTACACCTAAAGCATCTACTGCAAATCCTGCAGGATCTGTTGCAAATGTTTCTTTAGCTTTTTCAATACTACCATACCTATCTGCAAAATGTTGACCGACAGCTCTTGCCATGTCTTCATTTCCTTGCTCACCTGGTATTGCTAACTGTACTATTCCTGATCCTAACTCATACAAACTTTTAGCAGTCTGTACTGGGTTTGTTATCATTTCTACTGTATCTTTTATTAACTGTTTACTACTAGGTACAAAATTTTGTTTTGCTCTTGATAAAACAGAATCAGTTTGTTCATTCGTATTAGCTAATACCTGTTCCATTTTTCCCCTCTTTAGCTTTTTGTATTACTTCATCTCTGAACGTAGCAAATCTTTGTAACTCATGTATGCTACCTTGTATTTGTATTATCTTGTTATGGTCTGTTTCTCTTATAAGATTTTTTACATGAGATTTAATTCTTTCTTCTGCGTAATCAAATAAAGCATCTATAGATTGTTTATTATTAGCTACTACTAATAATTTTCTAGCTACTTCTGGACTCACTGTATTTCTCCTTCACTAGGTGGCCTTCCTGAAAATCCTGGCATTCCTGGTTCAGGTGCTCCTCCAGGACCTATCTGACTATTGCCTGTACCTGCAGGACTAGTTGGTGGAACTGTTCCTCCTCCTTCTGGTGGAGGTGGTGCTCCTGCCCCTGGTGGTTGTTGTGGTGGTCCTTGCATCATTCCAGATGCTTGCATAACTTTAGCTTGTCTTAAAGCTTCTCTTTCATCATTTACAAACTTCTCAGCATCAAGATCAAATGAGTGTGCTATCTCTCTTAATATTACTGGGAACTTTACAAAAGGTGCTAGTGCAGGATTAGAACCAATTTGCATAAGTTGTAATAGTCTTTGACTTCTTACTTCGTTACGCATAAGGCTTTCTGTACCTCTAGCTTTTATTTCTATATCGCCTTGTACATCAGGATCAAAATCAAATTGCTGATTAAAGGCATAGAAAGATTCACCTAGTGGTTGTAATAGATAGTCATCTATATTTTTAACCACTGTTTTAATAGATATCTGAGCTGCACCCATTAGCATAGATATCCCTGCCGCTGTTCTACCGGTTCCTTGTATTCCAGTCTGACCATGTGAGAAAGACGGAATGCCTGTAGATTCATCGGACAAGGCTCTTGCTTTATCAAACATCATCAAATTCTGAGAAGATACATTAGGATACTGTGTAGCAAATAGTGCTTGACCAGGTGCTCCACCTTGTCTCCTAAATATCTTACCAGGGTATACTTCTAGGTCTTGACCTGGTACGAGATTTGTTTCATCAATCTCAAATATCAGGTTACCCGATAGAACAGCATTATCAACAGCCATTCGCATAAAGCCATTCATTAGCTGTTGTGTGTCTACCATGTTTTCTGCTAGTCCTACTCCAAAGAAAGAGTAAGGGTTTAACTCATAAGGAGCAGCAAAATAAGGAATACGGATAGGCATAAAAGGATTAAACGCCAACCGTAAAATTTTGTCGTTACAAACCCAAGCGTTGATTTGAACCAAATCCACGTCTGAGTATTCTCTAGGTATATCCAAGCCTGCGTCTTCTGCAACTGTTCTATCAATGTTGCCCCAAAACTCAAGGACTTCGTAGCGATCAACGCTAACATTTGTCGAATCGTAGTCATCTAAATCATCCTCCCACCATTGTCTGGTGTAATTAGTGCCCATTTCGATACATTCGTCTAGGGCATCTTCATCAAACAGAGGGCGATTCTTTAGTGCCCTCATATCAGCATGGTTTAATTTATGTCGCTGAATCACATATTCTACCTCATCCATATTATTAGCTGCAGGATCAGGATAGAAATCCCAACAAGAAACAAACTCTAGTCTAGGAACTGTTTTGATTTCAGGTGTATATGTACCATTACCTTCTTCATCTTGTTCCCATCTAGGGTATTCTTTGTCTTGAGCAAATGGTCCTTTTAGTATTCCTGTACCAAATAAGGACATTTCAAATGCTGCTGATCTTAAATGTTTAGAAGCTGAAGATTCTTCTAATTGATCAAGTATCTTTTTTTCCATAGCACGAGCTGCTTCTTCTGCAGGATGATACGTAATAGATGTAGGAGTAACACCTGCACCTTCTTTTAATTCTAAATCATCTGCTAATTCTTTTAATGCTCCTAACTCTAACTCTTCTTCTTTAGAACCTGGTGGAAATAAACTACCTTGGTTAGGATCATCTTGTGGTTGAGTTGGATTCTTAGGATCAAAGTGTACAGATTCTTCTACACCATCTGGTAATCTTGTTGCATCAACTCCTAATGGAAATTTTTGTCCTGCAAATAATACATCAATAATCTGACCATAAGCAGCAGTTACTTTTGTTTTTGTAACTTTTAAAAATACTTGACTTTTTTCTGTTTCTGTAAATTGTGTTTCTGAACCATAGATACCTCTATAGTTTCTATACGCTGTCATCCATCTATCTTCTTGAGAGTAACGAGAGTCATATGAGTAATTAAATTTATCTCTAATATAAGAAGATAATGTCATTTTTTGACTATCTTCTAATTCCATTTCTAGTTCTGTTTCTGTAGTTTTTTCTTCAGCCATGTTTAATATCCAAATACCTGATCAGCAGGTTTCCAAGGTTTTTTCCAATCGGTGTTGGAAAAGTCATACAACCCTCTAGGAGTTGGTCTGGACATAATACCATAACGTAGTGCATCATATCCGTGGTCGTAGTCTATTTTAGTATTCACATCTTCAGGATTATTTTTATCTAAAGGTATTTGTGGTAATTCTGATATAAGTTTAACACAATTTGAAAAAAATTCAACCCCTGCTTCTCCTGTTTCTTCATCTACTCTTAATAATCTATGTAGCTCATTTTTACCTGCTACTCTACTTCCTTTACTTCTATCGGACTGTCTCCATCGACACCCTCTTAATATCATTGTTTCTGCAATCGAAGGACCTGTTTGTCCTCTGTTGTGCCAACAAGACGAGTCAAGAACACCATACCAAATCTTATCATCGTTCTCTCTTTCAATAGTTAGTATCAAGTCTGCTAACTCCTCTGCTGTTTTTTTCTGTACATAAAGTTCTCTATATACAATTAATTTATTATCTGGCCTTACTGCTACCCATAAACATGCTGACCAACTTGAATACCCATAGTCACATGTTCTAAATCTTTTCCATGAAGCAGGTACACTATAAGGTTCTACTACATGTATATCTCTATTAAACTCTGTGAAGGCAGCACCTTCTGCTATATCCCAAGAACCTTCTAATAATTGTTGTCTTTGTACTTCAGGTAAAGATAACAAGTTTGCTTCATACTCTCCTGCCTCAGCGAGGTAAGGATTGTCTGTAAGTTTAGCAGGTATAAACCTTCTTTTAAATAGTGGCTTTCCTGCTTTATCATGGCCACTAGGATAAGTTAGCACTTCTCCGTTTTCTATATCTGTTGCCCAAAACGATGAGTTATAAGGGGCAGGATCAATAAACATTTTCTTAACCCATAAATGTCCTGGTCCACCTGGGTTTGTAGTTCCTCTCATATACGTTGGCAAATCAGCATTCACAGTACGTAAACGAGAACGTAAATAGTTCCAAGCATATGGTGTACCATACTGAGTAAGCTCATCTACACCTATCCAAGTAAAAGCTTGTCCTTGGTATCTTAAAACGTCTTTATCTTGTTCAAGATATGTCATCCATATTCTAGCACCAGAGGGAAATGTCCATAAAGACTTTCTTTCACTCCACTTAGCACCAGGAAATACTCTTGGATATAATTCCTGACTCTTCTGCACTAGCTCTCTTAACTCATCATTTGTTCTTCTAAGTAGAAGAGCACTATGGTTAGGATGGTTGCAATATCGCAACACATCTGCTAGTAAAGCGTAGGATTTACCTCCACCTGCCGCACCACCATATAAAACTTCTTTTTCATTCGATGCTAAGAAGTCTGTCTGTGGGCCACTGTTAGGTTGAAATACAATATCTCTTTCTTCTTCGATAACTTGTAAATCATCATCAGTCTCGACTATATTAGCCCTAACTGGTGGCTTCCTTTTGGCTCGAATAATTTTCTGCTTCTTTGATGAGGTCTTCTTGCGTCTCTGCCCTTGTCTTGGCTTTAACTCGTTCCCATCTAATAGTTGCTGCTTTTTTATTTCGTTCACTTTCATCCTTCTTTAGCATTTTAAATAGAGCAACATGTGATATAGATCTACCGCTTTTCGCTGATAACCATTTAGCTACTTCACGTAGACTAGATGTTTTAGCATGTTGTTTCGCTATATCTAATAGTTCTTGTTGTTCTGGTATGCTTCTTAATAAGTCTTTTGAGTTTTCTACAAGTTCCCAACCAAACGGAACAGTAGAACCTAGTTTTCTTTTATATTCAATTTCCATCTACTTCTTCTTCTTCATTTTTAGAAGGCAGTATAAACAAACCAGATGGAGTGTTTACTTCTATCTTCTCTTGCTTTACTACGCCTGCTCTATCCAATACATCTTTTGCTGCAGTAAGTTTATCCCTATTACCTAACTCAGTAGGATCATCAATGATACCTGTTATTGCAACTGCTGCTTTAGGTGCATGCATGGATAAATATTCTTTTGAAGCTTGTAATATTTCTTCGTTAAGATTAGCTGTAACATCTCTCCAGGTAGTGTTAGGACTATAGCCTGCTATGTCCATTGCTAGTCTATGATCACCCATTGCTTCACCAAATAAAGCATCTATAAATTTTTTCTGTTTTTCTGTTAGTTCTTTTGACATTTAGAATCCTGTTGAATACTCTTCTACGAAAGCAGTAACTGTTATATCGTCAGCTGTACCTGCTGTTGCTGATAAAAGATCTCCTGTATCAAAGTAAATAGGAGAATCAGATATAACTAAAAAATCATTTGCAGCTATACTTTTAGCTCCTGTAAGTGCAAAGTGAGTA